AACAAAATCAGTTACGCTGAGCATGAAGATAAATAGCTCTGTAATAGCTGACATCTTTAAAGATTCAGTCGAAAAGACTACAAAAGATAATTTAGCATCTTTGCAAATTTCACATTCAAATTCTAAAGTGAAGGGCTATCACAGAAGCAATACGCTTAAGGTCATTCCAATACAAAATGATGAGACAAAAGCATCTTTATCTTCACTTACACAGCCTGTTAAGATTATAGGTTACATTATTGATCGTTACATAAGGACTGCAGACGGATTTAAGCAAAATGCAACTTTCTATATTGAGAGCTGTCTGACAACACATTTTGAAGACAGAACTGTCTTGTATGGAACAGAATACACATACGCAATACGTACTGTTGCGGCAGTAAAAATATTGACATACAGCGCTGACAAAACAAGCGTCGACATGTCGACGCTATATGTTAGCTCACGTCCAATTTCTGTTCATACAGAATGCTTCGAACATGTTCCACCCCCACAACCGAATGACATCAAATTCACATTTGATTATACAAAAAGAAAACTAAAGATTCACTGGGACACTCCTGTGAATCATCAAAAAGACGTCAAGCAATTTCAGGTATTTCGGCGTAAGAGCATAAATGAACCATTTGAACTAATCGCACAATACGGATTTGACACATCGTTACCTGGACCAAATAATCAAGGTAGGTATAAAACAAATGAACGCGTTGACTGCAATAATATTGAAAATATGAATGAAGATGACAAGGTGCTAATTCATTCACAAGGACCAGAGTCAGATCAGTCTTACCCAGTATTCATGCACATCGATCCTGATTTTACAGTAGATACTGAATTTTTCATTTCGTCAGATTACATCTATGCAATATGCAGTATCGACGCTCACGGAATGATTTCAAACTATTCTTCTCAGCATCGAGTAATATTTGATGCATACAAAAATAGATTAAATACTAAAGTCATTTGCGATGCTGGGTCACCTAGACAATATCCAAATATGAACTTGAGATTAGATGCTTTCAAAGACACAATTAGAGTTTCTGGTGATTCTGCAAGACAGCTGAATGTATATTTCACGCCTGAATATTTGAAGGTCAAAGATGATAAAAACAAAACGTACAAGATAGTCGAAGCACAAATACCAGGACAACAACCGTTTTATTTATTGCAGCTTATTAATCTGGATAACCAGAAAATGCAGACAATTCGAATCAGTATCAAAGATCCGAAGAATTTAACAGCATGAATTGCGTTGTACAATCAGCATTATATTTAAGTCAAAAAGACAGAAGAAGCGATATTTGTAAAGGCCATGTTTGTTTATAAGATAAAGAACAACATCAATGGAAAGTTGTATGTCGGCAAGACATCAAAGACATTAGATGCACGCCTGCGCGTTCATGTTCAGCATACATGTGAGACGCATTATAGAAAACAACTCATAACTAAGGCAATTAGAAAATATGGTGTAGAATCATTTGAAATGACAGTTCTTGAAGAATGTGTCGATAATGATACTGCATCTAACAGGGAAAAATTTTGGATCAAGGAACTTGACACGAAGAATCGATTAGTAGGGTATAATATGACTGACGGCGGCGAAGGAACGCCCGGGCGCATTGTGACCGATGAAACGCGTCAAAAATTGAAGAACAGAGTTTTTTCTGATGAGACGCGTCAAAAAATGTCAGCATCTGCAAAAAAGAAGATTATTTCAGAAGAAGTTAGAATCAGAAAATCTTTGAAACAATCTGCTTCAATCGCTGGAAATAAGAATCCTTTTTTTGGAAAAGATTGGGGCCGCAAGGGACATCTTTCTGAAGAAACTAAAACAAAACTTTCAGCTGCACATAGAGGCAAGATTCTCTCTGATGAACATAAATCACGAATTCGCGCAGCAATGAAAAAAGTTGACAGATCTATTATCGGTTCAAACAAAGGAAAGGTTTGGCCGATATTTGGTTATGTTAATGAAGAACTTACATATGTGTATGATGGGTTCGATAGTGCTTCGCGTTCACTGAATGTTGAGATTAAAAAACTTCGTGTAATGACACAACAAAAAATTGAAGCTAGTGGTATTTTACTGAAAAAAGGTAATAGAATGAGCAGAGAAGATGTTGAAATGTTAAGAGAAAAGCTTGAAGTTGAAAGATCCGGAGGGTACAGTCATGGGCTGGCTTGATCATTCAACTAATAACGTAATTCTGGATGCTGTCCTCACCGATTACGGTAGACAGCGCCTCGCAGCTTCTAATAGCTCTTTCAACATCACAAATTACTCTCTTGGAGATGATGAGGTTGATTACAGACTTATCAAGAAATACGGCAGAACAGTAGGTAAAGAAAAGATTGAGAAGAATACACCCGTCTTCGAGGCATTGACAAATCCCAGCATTGCACTCAAATACAAGTTAATTGGTAGAGAAAATTCAGGAACAACTTTGTCGACTGTCTACTTGCCAGTACTGAAATACAGCCCTGCTGTTGATTTAGAAAAAGGAAAGAATGAAACAGTTGCAGTAACTGTTTCGCTCTATTTTAACAATGTGACAGGTCAGTCAGTTCCTGCAGAATTAATTCAAACAATTTATCACATTAAGGTTCCTGATAGATTTTTCACAATTGAAAATCCGATCGGTGGAGACCTTACACAACCTGACATTGCACGTAATCTTGTGAACGCGGGAGATCCTAATAGAATTGCTACGTACACTTTTACAACTTCAACAGCTGTAAAAACTGCAATTACATTTACTGTTAAAGCTCGTACTATTGATAATACAACGCTTTCAGTTTATGGAAAACGTATCGATACTGGAACTTCCACAAGACAGATTAATAGCACGATAACTGTACAGGGTGATCGGCATGGTTGTACTGTTGACATACCGGTAACATACAAAGCATCTTTATCATAAAGACATAGAAATAATACAATGGCAACCTCTAAAGAAATCCTAGCATCTGACAAAAAAACAACAAGGTCATTTCTCAATCAACTTATTGACGTTCTACAAGAAGACGTAAGTTCTTCAATCTCTCGTAGAAAATATCAGGTATTTGTGACTGGTGGAGTGGGCCCGGGAGTGACTTCATCATTTTTTCAGACCGTTTACGACCAGGATTTTACGCTACAAACTGCAAATCCAATTTTTGATATCACTATAGGTCTTGCACCTCCTGATGCAATCAAGGGATCAAATGCCACAAATGATGACGGCGTAGCAGGAATAACGACAACGGGACAAGATACAACTGGCAAGTATCTATATCCGAGTAGTTCTCTCATGATGAGAGAAAAGACAGACATTTATAGTCAGTTTGCACAGACGCTACTCGGAAGTCGTACGTCAATGTTTAAGATTCCTGTAGATGCAACATTGACAACTACACAATCACAGACAGACATCGATTCAGCATTATTCATTGCATTTAAGCGACTCTTTGCTCGTGATCAAATCAAGCGCGAGACTTTTGCAATGAGGTTCTATACGAAAGCTTCATTCGTAAGAGTCAATGCAGCAAGTACTGCAGATATTGACGTGCCACAATATCAGATAGATGCTAATGGAGTCCCTAATCTATACGCACCTTCACTCAGTGGCTCTGCAATTTTTACAGATATTGGTGCATCTGATTCTAGATATTTTGATGTTGGTGGTCAGTACGGTTATTTGGTTGATGCATCGTCAACAACTAACGCTGTTGGTCTACTCTATTATGATAGTGGTATCGCAATCCTTGATGTTTCAAAAATTACATCTGGATCACAGTTTATGTCTGGTGCAATCGATGCAATGTCACCAACAGGACAAATCATTCTTGGCGGAGATGATACTGAAACACAACCAGGCCCTCATGGCGCATCTCCTAACACGGGTCGCGGTGCAAAATTAATCCCAGATCTCATGACTTCAGGTTCTGTAGATAACATCATTGATCACTTCTGTTATACACGCTTTGGAGCAGGATCGCTCACAGCAATCACGTTTCAGAACGTAACAAACATAAACTCTTCACTGATCTTCTGTAGGGCTCTGCCTGATGATTTCAACTATTCGTCAAATCCGACGTACATAGAACAAACAGGCGATTTTCAAGGTCGCTTAACGATATACGATCCTGCATTGCCAGAGGAACAACAGGAGCCTTTCACGTATATAACCACGATTGGTCTGTATGACAATTCAGGCGGCATGCTTGCTGTTGCAAAACTATCTAGGCCCATCGAAAAGAATCCCGGGCGAGATTTAACACTTCGCTGCAGACTCGATTTTGCAAAGAAACACACCATCTCGTACACAAAGTAAATTATGTTGTATAGTTATGACGTATGGAACACGTCATAACATGCACACATTGCAGTAACCAATTCACTTCGCGTAAGAAAAAGAAGTTCTGTACACAAAAGTGTTACTTCGAATCCAAAGACAAAACTGTCACATTGACATGTGTTCACTGTTTGCAGACGTTCACAAAGCCATATCGATTTCGTGAATCAAAGACGTGTTCTCGTGAATGCTTCTCTGCACATATGTCAAAAATCGTCGATACAAGCACTAAGAAGAAGTGTCTTGCATGCGGAAATGATTTTGATGTTCCCAAAGGATCTGTTGACAAGACGAAGTTCTGTTCATATGACTGTTTCTTGTCAACACGTAAGACAAGACAACCACCTACAGTCATAATCTGTAAGAACTGCAAAAAAGAGTTCTCTGTTAATGCAGGCAGATCTAAAACAAGACAGTTCTGCGGAAAGTCATGTTCAAATTCAGGTGAATTCAATGCAGCCTATGGAAAACCAGGGTCAATGACAGGTAGATCACCGTGGTCAAAAGGTTTAACAAAAGAAACAGATGTTCGACTTGAACTATTGGGAAAAAAGATAAGCAAAGTGATACACGATCAGTTTTCATTAGGGTGCCGTACACATTCTGGCAAAAGTAATCCAAATTATGGACATACATCTGAAACACTGACATCAGAACAAAGACAAAGATATTCTGAAGCTGCTGTCAAAAGGATCCTAGCAGGAGTATCAGGATATAAAACGAAACACATAACGGGCATTTACGATGCCTTGAAGTCTGCACCAGTAAAATTCAAATCTTCTTGGGAGCTGGTAGCAATGATGTGGTGGGATCAGTGTGATGATGTTTTTTCGTACAAATATGAATCCAAAGTCTTTATTATCGAAGGTCAAAGAAGGGTTATTCCTGATTTTCTATTGTGTTATAATAACGGAATGCAAGTGATTATTGAAATTAAGCCAACAGCATTACAAAATACACCTGTCATATCAGAAAAGCTTGAAATGACTCGAATTGCTGTCGAAAAAAGCGGTTTGAAGTATGAATTGATTGGAAATGAGACTATCGACAAAATGAAAAAAGAGTTAGGAGAAAAATTCATTTATGAAATCAAAAAATATCAAAGTAGGAAATAGAAAATACACAATTCTTTTGTTGACTGATGAAGATTTCGATCAGACATTGTCAAAAAAAGGAGTTGATGATGTAGACATAAAAAGCTTTATTGACTATGATGATCAAATAATCTGTGTGAGATCGAGACTTAAACAAGATCATCGTCAAGAATTGATTTTGCACGAACTCTTACATGCTTGTGCAGAGGATGCAGGCCTTAAGCAAGATGAAAAGTTTGAGGAATTTGTTCTATCTTTTTCACCAAGGCTAAGTGTACTTATTTCATCTGGCTTGCAGGATATTTTGATTGACTGAAATGTAAAATAGAACTTGGACGTTTCCTGACAGCGCCGTATATTTAGAGAGTTCTATGGCAATTATTCCTGTTACTGCTGACGATGTAGAACTGTTTACTATTGTCACAACACCAAATCGTTTTTATTCATCTTCGTCACTTGGAATAACTGGGTCTGTTAAAGTTTTTCCTAGACAGTCTCATCTTGAAAAAGACACAACAAAATCACTCATTTTCAATGATACAGCCGGCAATGTAATAGTCGATAGTAATTTTGATTCATTGTCAAAAAATATTAAAGATCATGCCCGAACGATCCGCGAGATAGGTCAGCCAATAACATCAGATTTAGGTCAATATTTTAATCTCGTATCAGGCAGCCTTACGAAAACAAGAGATGTACTTGATATTGAACGATTCACGCCCACAACAAGGATAACAAAGCGAACAATTAGCAAAAACAATGTCAAAGATATGTTAATGCCGTTTTATCGTGTAGATTATCCGCATGCACATTGGGCCTACACAAACTATAATTCTCTCAATTTTTTCACTGCAAATAGTGGATCAACACAACTAATTCCAACGAGTTCAGTGTTGCTGTATCCCAACGAACAAGATTCAGATCTACCAGGCCAAGAAGGCTATGTATCAGGATCTTATTGTCTCACAGGTGCATTTAGTTTTGACTTCTACATAAATCCAAGATACAAAGAAGATGGAATTACTAATGGTCACTTTAAGGCGGGAACAATATTCCATTTATCTTCATCATATGCTTTGTCTCTTGTGACAGGATCGCTTAAAGATGTGAATGGAAAACCAGAAGGATTTAGACTTCAACTACAACTAAGTCAATCAGCAAATATTGCACCGACATTTGCAAAACCAGACGTTTATCCAAATGATCTTGTTTTTCTTTCGTCTGATAATTCACTCAACTATAACAACTGGCATCATGTCGTTGTTAGATGGGGAACAAGCGCAATAAACCGCGGCACTGGGTCTTTCATGATAGATGGCATAAATCGTGGAAATTTCGTTGTGCCAAGTGGAACGATTATGCCTCGTCCGCCATCAGATTCATTAAATCCTGACGTGCTTTGTGTTGGAAACTTCTATGAAGGATCAAACTACGGCGTCGATGCAATGAGTATCTTTTTTAGTCCTAACAATGCACGAAGAGATGGAGTCGATCAGCTAACAACTGTAGAGGCAGACATTGGTTACTATGAACCTGTATCTTATAAATTTAAGCATCCTTTGAAAGCTGAAATTCACGATCTAACATTTCGTAGATATTTCATGTCAGATGCAGAATCATCTGCAACAGGGTCAAGAGGAATAGGCCTTGATGCAATCAATAAGAAAAACATTGCATTCTATTTGCCTCCTTTCTTTGTTCAAGATACGACAATCAAACGTTGGGTTGCAGACCATGGCGGAATACTTCAGACACCATTTTTTGAGATTGATGGTACAACAGACGATCCATTCAATGTAGCAATGGCATTTGGTGTTAATGGCCATTACATAAATCTTGACAATTTCGTTAAGGATTTTTCAACGGGAAGATTTCCAAGGCTGCTCAACCTTACAGCATCAGCAATTGATCACACAACTGCTGCTGAAGAAGCAAATAGCTTTTTGTATCTTGACGGCGGCGTCGCAAAGAGAAATCTTACAATTCTGCCATGCGACGACGGAATGTTCGATCCGAATTATGAAATTCTTACAACAGAACGACTGACAAATAAATACACAGATTCGCAAGGTAACATAGATCTTAGCTATATCAATCTTGATAACCTTGTCACTACTGCATCGCTAATGTCAGTAGGTGTGCCTGTTACAGATCCACAAACATCTGCTACGAGGATGTTATACGGACTAGACCCGGATAATCCCACGACAGAGGCGTTTACTGCAGCACTTGTAGGATTCTCACCAGAAAATCCAGGCATGGAACCAGGCGATATTTACAAGACATATATTGCTGCAGTGACAGAATCACTTGGATCAGTCACTGATGACTTTTTCTTTGACCGCGGCGTGCAAAGAGGCGTACCACTTACGATATATCAACGCACGCTTGATCCTTCTTCAAATCAGGTTACATTTTTCAATATTAGCAATCTCTATTATGGACGAAGAATACAGCCTGGTACTTTTGAACTGAAAGATGTAGGAATATCTGGTTCACGTGGTTCTGTAAAAATAACATTGCGTGATGATAAGCTTGGTAATCTTTATAGGGCTGATTCATTAACGCCGCATGCTACACAAAACTCAGTTGGAAATATTTTCTATGATGAAGGTATCATCGTTGTAAAGAGTCCTCATCTTTACTTCATAGGAAAATCACAATATGAAATTTCTTTCAAAGGTGTTCACAACATTTATTCTACGAAATATGAAATTCTTGCAAATGCAGGATCTCATAACTCTTCTTCAAATTCATCATTTGCCACAGCAGAGAAATCAATAAAACCGTCTGGCGAAGCAATTGACAATGAACCATTTGTCTACATAAGCGGAATCAACTTACACGACGAGAATATGAATGTGATTGCAAAAGCCAAGCTTGTTCAGCCAA